ATTATTAAAGTTTGTATGATAATCAGAGCCGCCGCCAATCCTAAATTCGATGAGATTATAACCACTTTCTTTGTCTCGCATATCCTTAAAGTGTATACTACTAAACTTATTGTGCTGAATGCCTTTGCTTAATATATCTTCAATGCCTTGAATTGTTTTAGTGCTGTCAGGGTTTGCCTTTAGTTCAATGGCTTTTTTCTTTAAGTTATCTATTTGGTTTTTAGTATAGGAATTGTTCTCTCTACCCCATGTACTTAAAAGATATTTGTCGCCTAATAATACTGCAAGTTTTAACTCGTTTGCTTTTACGGAATTGCTACCCTGGTATCCACCCTGCTCACCGTTCCAGCTCATAGTGACATGTAAGCCTGTTGAACTGTTTGTTGAAACATTTTCTTCTTCTAACCAAGTAAATAAACTCTTCATTTCTTCGAGCATGATTCTCGGTGTTGTGTACACAGGTGATATAATCTCTGCACCTGTTCCGCCTTCATCATCAATACTGGAATCAGTTTCTACACGCCAAAAACTTTGGTTAGTGCCTGCATTGCTGTGATATTCGCCTGCTTCAACTTGATCAAATTCTGAATTAGTGTTGGCCCAATTTGATAACATATTACCAACTTCGTGTACGCCTTCTCCTGAGCCTTGTGGATCTGGATCGTATAAGTATATTCCAAATTCACTTAATGCACTACCCCACGAACCGTATTCGTAACTTGCCCAATCATCTATGTCTTTATCTTGTTGTGCTCTGTCATATGCTTGATCCATTGCCTCGCCTGTATCACGGATGCCTTCTTTTGTGAATTCTTCATATTCTTCAAACTTTGCTTCCTCCGTATACTGTCTACCCCAAGCCTGCAAATCCCAGTCTTCGAATTCTTCTTTTTCTTCATCTTCGAGGCCTGCTAAAAATTCATCTCTATAGTCTTCTATTTCTTCGTCAACTAAGTTAGCATCAACAAAATCATTTATAGTGTCTTCATCCTCTTTGACATCATCGAACATTTCTTGTACAATCTCGTATTCGAGGTCCATTGCTCTTTCGCCAATCCATTCGTTATATGCTTCTTGAATTTCGTCAACTGGTCTGCGGCCTTCTTGATCAATGATCATTGATTCTAAGTCGCTCCAATAATATCCTGATACCCAATCATCGTTCTCTTCTGGTCTATCTTCGACACTGGTAAAAGCCGTTTCTGCTTCGAAACCACACTTGATTGGTAAGTCTAATGCTGATTGCATTATTTCTTTACTGTTAAAATTTATTTCGAATAAGTCTTCTGTGCCTTGTTCGAGTAATTTGTTGTTCCTTACAAGTCTTTTAATTTTTCTATGTAGATGCTGTTTACGTTGATTTTTTGACAGTATATTAAGTGCTTTGCTTTCTTCTACTTCATCTGTAGCATCAACATTTACAACATCATCAGGCTTCATAACACTGTATTTTTTAGTTGCAGGATGTTGTACAACAATTGCTTCTGGATTATTTCCGTCACCTACTGGCGATGAAACTACACCTACAACTTGTCCTCTATCATCTTTATATTCTGTGCCTACTTGCAGGTCTTTTGCTTTTACTTTTGTTAGTGTAGGTTTATTTGTTGCTGGTGTACTTGATTGCCCAGTTGTAGTTGGACTTACTGTTGGTTTGTTTAATGTAGGACTTACTGCTGGCTTTGTTACCGCACTGGTTGATTTTGCTACAGCACCTGTTTTTTGTTGGGTAACAGGTGTTGCAGGACCTTTGGTCATGCCGTATTCTTTAATAACAGTTTGTATAGATCGTAAGTCTTTAAACTTCATTCCAGTTACCTATTAAGCATTTTTAATCTGCGACTTGCAGGATTAAATCTTTTTGTTCTCTGTGCTTTACGCTTCATGCGTGAACCAAACTTTGCTTTGGTTTTTTTAAGTGTTAATCTTTTCTTAAGATCAATTGGTGCCGAACATTGTGACGCTGTGCTTACTACTCTGCCTTTTCGTCTACCTGAGGTGCATCTCACAGCACGGACTACTTTGTTGCCCATCTTACGCCACACCATTCTTGCTTCAAGAAGATTTTCTTCAGTGAGTTGCTCGTATCTCATACGCCCATCATCCTCATAAGCAAACCACCTACTGTGGCTAATAATGTTGTTACTGTTATTCCAACGATTGCAACAATCCAACCTTCAAGTTTGTTTAATCTTGCTTTGGTATCTTCTTTGAATTCTCTTAATTCAGTTGTGATGTTTTCAATACGCAACATATCAGCAATGATATGAGCTTCGAGATTACCATCCTCAAGATATTTTTTTTCTACTTTACTTTCTGGTTGTGCTTTTCTTGGCATAACAATTTTCTCTTATTATAATAAATCTTGTTTAGTGAATTCCATATTCACTGTATTTTTAGTATCTATAGTACCGCCATTTAATACGATACCATCTAATTCATCTTTAAGTGTATCAATTGTGTGTACGCCTTCTCTTTCGAAAGCAAATTTAAAAATCCAGCCTGCTCCTTCCATACTTGGTGCACCGTAATTTTCTAATAAGTTTTGACCTGTGCCGTTTAATGGTACTGGGTTATTCATAACTACTGGTTGAGCTCTCAAACCAATAACCTGTACAACACTTTCAAAATCTTTTTGTGTTTCATCTACAAAATCACCTGTTCTGGTGATATCCAATGATGTAAACAATGTATAATATTCAATGTTACTTGATAATACTTCACTGCTACCCATTGCGCCTGTTCTTTCTAATGCCATGTGTGTGTCTCCGCAATATTGTGTTTCTTTGTACTATTTATCAAAGAAATAAATTTTACTGCAAGAATTTTTATCCATAAAAAAGCACACCGAAGTGTGCTTTTAGATTTGTAAGTTAACTAACTTAGAATGAGGCAACTCCTGCCCATGCACAACCTGTAACACCAAATGCATTAGTGGCATCATCAGCAATTGCTGGTCCACCTTCGTATGCAATGTGTACTGCTGTTGCTACGTCTACTGTAAAACCGGAAATACCAGTTACTGAGTAATTTGCTGATTGAATAGCGGCAATTAATGCGTCCATTTTTGCTTGAGTCATGTTAGTTGAAACTGTTGCTGTTGCAACATGTAAGTCTCTACCGAAACCGTTTAAGTCTTCTGAGAAACCATTTACTTTTACCTGTGCCATTGTAATTCTCCTGAATAATGCGGACTTTAAATAAGCCCTATGCATTTATTTATCTTATTATAGCCAAAAAAAATCCCCACATAGTGAGGATCTTTAAACATAAATGTTTGGATATTAACCGAATGTTGCGATTAATGTAGTACCTGCGATTGAAGGTGTTGCCGCCGCGCCTTGTACAGCGATGTGACTACCACTTACTAAACCTGATACTGCTACAACTACGAAGCCTTCTACTTGTGCTTCAGTACATGCCGCTTCAACTGTTACTGCTGTTACGTCATCTACTTCTAAGATGTGAGTTGTACCTACGAATCCGTTTGCCGCTCTAACTGCCGCGTTTGGGTTTGCTTGTGCCATGTTATTCTCCTAAGAAATTAATTAACGCATAAAAATTATGCTGTTACACTTATTTATCAAAAAGTTGTCTTTTAATTGTTATTTATTGTACTTAGACTTGCGTAATCTGGATATGCCTGTTGTATTATCAGCGTCTTTGTACTTTGCGGCACCGTGTGCTATGCCTTGTTTAAATCCTTGTGGTGTACCTAAAACACCTGTATTTTTAGAAGCAGGGCCGCCTTTGAATGCATTAGTGTTACCTGCTTGGGCACCTCTACTTCTTGTTGGTAGGTCAGTAGTTGGTTCCAGTTCATATGCCTTTCTTGCTTGTGGATTATTAGGTTCGGATTTTTTATCTTTATCTCTGATATTAAACCCTTGTTTTTTAAATGCCATTCTTATGGCTTTTGCTTGATTTTGTTGGGCAGTACTAAAGTAAAATGTTTGGGCATCAATGGTTGCTCGATTGGCATCTAAACCTAAGTAATCTGGGTGTCTCTGACCGCTATTTGCTATAGTAATATCGTCTTCAATTTCTTTTTGTAAATCGAGGGTTATATTCATGCTTTCTGTTATAATTTCATGTATTTTCATTTCTTTGTCCTCGAGGCCCAATAATCTGCAATTCTTTTTATGCCGCCTGCACGTTTTTTATCTGGTTGTACACTTGGTGGAGAAACACGTCTTATAACATCTTTCTTTTCAGCACTGTTAGTATACTTCTTGTATTTATACATTTGATTGAACGTTATTAATAACTCGCTGGTTCTACCTGTGCTTTTACCCAGCCTGCTCATTTCTTGACCTATTTGGTGTAACAGTAATGACTTCTGAATGTCTTTTAAACGTTTCCATTCCAATGCCATTCTACGCCAACGTTTATATCTGCCGTCATTGATATCTAATTGTGCTTCTAATCTAAACAAGTATGATTGTGCTTCACTTGGATCTGCTTTGCCTATAACAATCTTTCTTAAAAATTCAATGTGCTTTCTATCCTGGAATGATAGTCTATTTAAAAATGCTTTACTTGGTATTTCATTACGCATTTTTACATAGTCATTGCTTGGATTTTTTATCTGATATGCTAACATGTAAATGTCAGTTGCATGTGTTCTAAATAAGGAATATGTTGAGTACTGTGTTGTTGCTCTTGCATAGTCTCTGGCATATCCGGATTGCTTATTGTCTGAGGAAAATATAAACAGCGATATGGTGTTTAAGTATAATAAGTTTGCTATGTCTTTGCCATCAAGAGTACTAAACTTACGAGTGCCTCTAAACAAACGTGCTTCGGATAATTCTTGATCTATAAGTTGGAAATCCATATTATGCGCCAGGCTTTCCTGATCCAAAGTTTAATCTGCTAAACTCTAACCTATCAACAAGTTTTAATGCGTTGCCTACTCTGTCGACAGCAACAAAACCTTCTTCACTGGTTACTTCATATCCATCGCCAGTTTCAACAAATGTATCCATTTGACGTATTTGTTCTAACTTCTTAACAATAATGACTTTAGACTCAATTAACTTCAAGTACAAATCATACACTGCAACAATACCTGGTACATGCTCTTTGATAAATTTAACACCTTGTACAAGTTTTTCTGTCATTTCGTCTTGCTTTGCTTGAGTCTTGTAACCGTCTATTTTCTTTTGCATAAAATTTATGTACTTTTGTACAAAACCTTTTGCAAACATAGTTGGATTATCAAACGCTCCTGCTCTGATGTTATTGTTCACATGTGCTTTGAGCTGTTGTAAAAATTCTTTACCTATTAGATCGTTGCCTTTCTCTAACCAAGCAAATGTTTCAGCGTCAATGCTTTTTAAATATGTAGCCGCTTCTTGTATTGAGTTTTTCATAGCAACACTTTCTTCTTTGGTCATAGTGACTGTGCCGCTTAAATCTTTTATTAGTGCATCTCTGTGCCACACACTTGGCGTTTGCCCTAACACACTGCTGTCAAAACCAAACTTTGCTGACGTATCTGCCAGTGTTGGACCACCTGCATATTCTGTGTGCCACACAATTCCCATTTCAGCACTGCTGATTTGTCCTGCTAACTCTGAGTTTGAAGGTACAGTATAAACAATGGTATTTGGTTTGAACGCAATTACTTCATCACCGTCTATGGTTGTTTTCATTAAGTCTTCTTTGGTGAACAACATATCGCCTTGTGCAACTGTGTTCCATGTTAATTTACTTAAATGTGTTAATGCACTGATTAACTTTTGCTGTAAGCCTTCTGCAGGGTGATTTTCTTTGATATCTGCTACTGTGAAATTCATTTTAGGTTTTTGTGCAAATACACCTTTGGTGCCTACAAAGAATTTACCACTTTGCGGATCTCTGCCTGCTATAATGGCAGGAGCACCGTCCCACTTGGTTGTCATACTTACTGGTGCTTTTGTGTTGCCTTCAAGCATTTCATGTAAACTGTACAAGTAGTCTACTGCTTCCTTGGCGCCTTTATAGCCTTTGTTAAAAATATTATCTTCGAGATGTTCGAGGTGAGTGTTTTTACCTTCTGCTTCTTGTAGTGCAGACTCTGTGAGTATGCCTGTAACAAGTGGTTTAGAAAGTTCTACAAATTTCATTACTTAATACCTGCTAACTGTTTTAGTTCTTCTAATTCTTTGCTTTGCATTAAGTTACTTTTGCCTGTGGCTAACCAAGCAACTACTAACGGTTTTACATCAAAGCCTTGGTCGCGATATTTCATTATGCTTCTTCCTGCAAGTGCATACTGATCTTTGTTTAGTTTTCCAGCCTTAATAGCCTGTTGTATTTTAGCAGTTTTATCAGCCGGTAATACGTTAGTTGCAGGAGTTTGACTTTGTTGTCTCAAACGTCCTTTAAGCATACCAATTTGCTTGTCAAGTTCTGGTTTCTGTGATTGGTCGTATTTTTTATCTGGTGTTGGTGCTACTTTATCAGCAACCCAATCCACTGCGTCTGAGCCGCCTTTCTTTAATTTATTGAGTCTATCTGCTGTACTGCTAACTGATTTCTTTATGCGATCAGTTACACTACCTTTGGGTTCGGATTTACCCACTTCTCTATCTTTACCGAGAATGGCTTTACCAATTTTTGATTTTATATCAAACGGCTCACCGTCAATACCTTTACGATCATATCCTGATTTAAAGGTATCCCAGGCTTGTCTACGTAGAGTCTTTTGTAATTTAGGTTTCTTTGTTTTGGCCATGAGTTTTCCCTTGTGATTCTTTAATCACTTTCTTTATACCTCGGGAGAACTTATTAGCATCTTTACCACGTATGCTGTTAATTAATCTATTTGTTAGATCTTTAGCAATTTTTTCATCGTAGTTGTTTTCTATCTGCTCAATAAGATTGATTGCACTGTTAATGACATGTTCGCCTCTATTCTCAACCACAAAGTCTTTATTCCTGTCTACAGAAATACTGTTGAGTTCTTCTAAAATGCTACGTGACCTACGCATATCAATTCCCTTTTTTTATAGTACTACGAGTATTTATCACTTTTTGTTCTTTAAGAAGTCCATTAACTGCAAACTATCAGACACTGTGCCTTGTGCATCATCTGTTTCTGCCTTTATACTGCTTGAACGTTTTAGTGAATCCATTAAACTGTTGGTTGTTACGGTCATTGCATCTTCGTCATCTTCACTGAGATCTTCAATACGCAACGTATCTGGGTCAAATTTTAAATCTACCTTGCTTCCTACACCACTACTTGAACGTGTTTTCATAAATTGTATTTGATATCTACCACGTTCACGCATAGCATTACTTGTAAAAATACCTACAACATTATCTGCTGTGTTGATCTTACTGATACCACCTGCAATATGACTGTGGTCAAACTCTATTTCTTCCACAGCACTTCTACCTAACTGCGAAGCAGTTACTAACAACATATTACGTTCCATTGCAAGGTTACGTAATTCTTCAGATATGTATTTGTCTTTAACAAACAAGTTTTCTGCTGATATCTTTGCACTGATAGGCATCATCAAATCTAAGTAATCAACTAACAATGCATCTACCTTTACACCTGATTGTATTTCATACTCTCGTAAAAACGCTCTTAAATCATTTGTGTTAATACCACTTGGCATTTGTTTTACTCTAAACTTACCAGCACCTTTACCTTTCATCATTACTTTCATATGCACATCATCCATGTTACGCATAATTTCTTTTGCGGCGTATCCACTGACCATACCATCTAAACGCATACTGATTAATTGTTCACTGAGCTCTAAACTAATGTATACAACATTAAGTCCTGCTAAACTCCAATTTACACCAAAGTTTTGTAAGAATAAACTTTTACCTGCGCCTGAGCCTCCTGCGAAAATTGTTATTTCGCCTCTGTTCAGTCCACCGTAAAGTTTCTGGTCTATACCTTTCCAGCCTGTGCTTACTGCTCCTGCCTGTGCTTTTATCCATTCTAATCTCTCTTTTGGATTTTCAAAGTAGTCCAAGCCCAAGTCTTTTACCAAGCCTGTCTGTACAGCGTCTTTGATCTTTTGTTCTACTGTGCCGTAATCTTTTGCTTCAAGTAAATCTGTGCTTTCAATGATTGCTTTTTCAAGTGCTTTGTGCCTACAAAAAGTTTCGAACTCATCCATGAACCAATTTTGATGATCTGGCGTTACATTTTCTATTAGTTCAAACTTAGTTGGGCTGATAGCATTAATTTGATCTAACGTAGGTACAGCATTATGATTAGTTGCATGACTAACCATTAATTCAACTGCCGCTTTATACTTTAAATTAAAGTGATCAGGGTGTACAATATT